GATGCCTTCCCGTCTTTGTCGTAGTACATTACTCCTGCTGTCCCCTCAGTCTGTAGGCCATGAGCTTTAACCTTGTTATACTGCTCTTTAAGACTGTTGACATCAAAAAGATTTGCTGTGACTTGTAGCGTCGCTTCTTGAGGGGTGAATGGGTGCTCCGCGACGTACTGGTCAAGCGCCTTTGGGTCATTAGCTCCCTTCTTCTTCTCCCTTTGTATCTCTTCATGTTTCTTGGCTTCTTCTATCATAGAGTTCCCGTTCTCATCTATGAACCCGTCTAGGTTTTGGTAGATTGGGACAAAGTATCCGCAGACAGTTCCCATAGCTCCTGCATCCCACTCGTTGTCAAAGGCCATGCAGTCATATGACTCTGGATGGTAGAACAGTTCCTCCATACCCTCGAATCCGGAGCCCTCTTCACCACCCGTACCGAATGCTATCATGGTGCCCAGTGTCTTTGAGCCCTGACGCATTGTAGGCATAGCCACTTCCCAGGCTTTCAGCAGTCCTCCGAATGAACCTGCCTCCTCAAAGAAAATCAGATCACCTGCTTTACCACGGACCTTGTCTGGGTTATCCTTCAGTGATACCCCTATGATTTGTGACTTCATACCTAGTTCGACATCTGCCCCGTTTACGTTCTTTTTGTACCCAGATTGTTTGTGCATTTCACGGTCACGAAGACGTGGCTGTGTCCATGCCGTGTTGTCGTCTATGAATGACAGGAAGTCCCAAGCTTTGCTGAGCAATCCATCCCCTATGAGGTACTCTTTCTGCGAGGCGAATACATAGTTCTTGGAGTTACGCATCAGGAAGTAATTCCTAGCTAGCATAGCCCCTGCTTTGTATGAGAAACCTTTACGGCGTGCCTTGAGCACTACCATATGTTTGTTTGTTTTTCTGCACTCGTCTACCGCAGTGAAGTACTCGTGGTCTCCGTCGTAGAAGGCAGGAAATGTTCTGTCTCTTCGGGCGATCTTTGTACCATCTGCCAGGAACTCGTCTACGACTCGGTCGATAGGGCAGAAGTTTAGGTAGAAATAGTGATACCCCGTTATGTCTAAATACCCCTGCGTGCATCTTTCTTTTTGTTCATCCCAATAGTCATAATACTCTCGTGTGCCGGGTAATGCATCAGTGTAGAATCCGAAGTCTAGGTAATGCTGAGCGGCAGGTGAGTATTTATTGGAGTCCTTGAACATACTGCTTAATCTTTTTCCACCCTACACTGCTCTCTGCATCTAGCTCTGTTTCGCTTACAGATATACCTATGTACTCTTTGTTTAGCTTGGCCTGATCATTCAACATTAGAGCTCTTGTGTATCGTGTGGGGCTCCATATATATATCACATGTATCTTCTTGTCCTTGATGTGATCAAGTTGTCCTAGTGCTATATCCTTCTTGATGGTTGCATTGACGAAGACAGACTTAGATCTCAACAAGGCGCAATCGTAGTAACTAGATGACAGTTCTCTGACATGCAGAGGCTTGCGAGAACACTTGATCCCCATATCAGCTATCATCTTCTGAACCTTTCTTTTGACTCGGTTTGATGCTCCTACGATTGCTATCTTCATTGTGAGTATTTGTTAGTTATTACTCCTCCTCTGTTGGGGTTGTCTTTCTGTTCGTGTTTCTTGACTATGGCTTCCAGTTCTTCCAGACCGTTCACGACCTTACCCATGTTTGCGAGGTTGGCTATCAGGTCTTTGGCGTGGTAGATTGGTTTGCCGTGGTCATCTAGAACATTCAAGTTAATTGTGGCAAAGTACCTCTCCAGTTTAGTTACCGAACTACGTGCAGATTTAAGTAGCTTGATAGCTGAGGTTTCTGATAGTTCCTTATATTTATCTATTGCCCCCATCACTTTTGGGGTGAACTTAACCTTGAGATCCTTACCTATTTTAGTTTGTCTTTCTTCTTCCTCATACACAGCGTAGGGGGAACGGTGGTCCGTGTAGAAGTATACAGCGCCCAGCTCCTGCCCTTTCAGACTCTTGAATTCGTTGATGGTCAGTGCGTACGCGCTTGGGATAACTACGTTGTTACTGACAGTTATCAAGTCTCTCATGGGTAGGTTTCTTGAGTGCCATCGAACTCCTCTCTGTAAACCACTACGACTGTCAAATTCAGGTCATCTTCGTTTACGTTTGGTGAAGTGACTACGCCATCAGCGTCCCTCTTCACCTCGCCTGCCTGCATGTTGTAGAATGGTGGGTCTGCATATGTATCAGCTATAGTGAAGACTACAGCCTTACCTGTCATTATCTCTTCCCACATCTTTATTATAGAACCCCAAGCCCCACCCTGAACGTCATTGAAGAGGATTTTAACTACGTCTATTTCGTTTGTAGCATTTGTTCCGCTACCTCCACCACCTTCTTGGCGCAGCATAGTACCAAAATATATTTCTACATAGTTCCCAGATACTCTACGTATACCTCTGAATAGATTTGCGTGCCAGAAATGTTGAGTTCCGTCATGCGTCCGGACTCGTATTAGTTTATCTGGTATTGTGCGATACTGATTGCTCATTGTTCAAGTGTTTAAGTCGTCCTGGTAGGACGTGAAACTTACCAAGGAATGGTAATCTGACTGGTTCGAAGCTGCCCTCCTTTATTATGCGTGCAGTGTATTTGAATTGGTAGTAGACTGCCTCTTCAACTTTCTGCAGCGGGAGTGCATACTTAGTCGCTAGTCTTTGAATTATTATTTTTTCGCTCATTTCTCAGTTTCTGCAGTCTCCGCTTCTTGTATACGGCATTTTCTTTTGTCTTGGACAGCTTGACTGTCTTTCCCCCACTACCTACAACCTGTGGCTTCCATCGATCGTCGGGGCACTTTGATGTTGCCCACTTTGCCTTGTGTTCTACCACACATCCGCAGAGTCCGCACCTACCTTCTTTTGCTCTCAGGTGTTCACAGCTGTTGCATGTGTTCAGCCTGTCTTGGTAGTCGCTTTCGTTAACGTTAGGTGCTCCTTGCTTGGCGTATTCTACAGTCTCCTTAGCGAAATTCTTCACCATTTGGAACACTGATAACTTGTTCTTCTTGCTCATAGTCTAAATTAAAAATGATTACTGTTGCTGAATCTCCTGAGGGCGAGTAGTACACTGATATAGCCCACGGGTCATAGATCCACCTTGTCTCTATTGGGCGTGGCATTCTGTATGCTTATGGTTACAACGTCTTCAGATATAGTCAACAACTTAGATAGCTTATACCCGTTCTTGGTTTTCACTATCGCACCCTTGTCCTTCAGCCTCTTGACGTAGTTGTTCAGGGTGTTGGGGTCTTTGACATTCAGCTCTTTGGCTACGTCCTTCTTTGCATCTGCAGAGCAGAGGTTTACTGTCTTGCCTAGATCAATGAAAGCAGACAGTACCTGTAGCTCTTTGTCTGTAAGCTCTAGTATACCGTTGAATACCTGCAAGAACTGGTATGTGGTTCTGACTGCTATATTAATATTCCTGGCCATTTCTGAAAACTATTTTGGCTCTCCCGTCATCTAGGTTTATTCTACATGTTGAGGACTGCCTGTTAAACTCATCTAGGTATTCCTGTATGTTTTCTCTTGTCACCAAGAATGATAAGAATACCTCTAACTCTCTTGCTGCTCTCTGCAGCATTTTGTCCTTCTCGTCTGTGGCTTCTTTAGCGCTCCTCAGCTCATCGAAAGACTTTAACGACACTGTGACGCTTCCCTCCATCAGTTAGGAATGACACCGCAGATCATAAATTCGTTCACCATTACGTACTCCTTACCTTCTAGGTCTATGATCAAACCTTCAGATGTAGGATGCACCATGACAGTGTCGCCTTCTTTGACCAGCTCACACTTAGGTCCTGCGGCAACTACTTCAAGTATGTTCGTACGTAGTGAGTTTTCTGCACCCCCGTGCAGTGTAATACCGGATGCGGTCTTGTTTTTACGTTGAACTGGGAGAACTACCCAGTCACGTGTGGGTTGGAAGTTGATCTTTGCCATTTGTGTTGGTTTTAGGCAAAGATATAAAAGACTAGCTTATATACAAACTTATAGTATGTCTTTGAACTTCTCGCTGACTTTGAAGCTGGGGCATGCTTTGTCTGAGAACTCATTGTGACCGTGCAGCGTCAACTCTCTATCCCATACCATGCGGAGTGAGAACACCAGTTCCCTGAATGCTTCTTCTTGGCATTCGAACATTGTGTCTTTGGGGTTCATCTCAGCATCCATCCCACCGATGTAGCAGATCCCTATGGAGTCGTCATTGTGGCCTTTGGTGTGTGCACCTTTTGTATCTAGAGGTCTCCCACTTTCTATCTCCCCGTTTAGCTTGATGACGTAGTGGTACCCGATATCCGCCCAGCCGTTTCCGTTTACGTGCCAGCCTCTTATCGTCTCTGCGTCTATGTCTCTTCCTTCTGGAGTGGCGGAGCAGTGCAGTATAATTCGGTTAATCTCTCTCATGACTAGATACAATTTACCCCCTTGGGTTTTCGTGTTTAGCAGTTGGACTTCCACTCGCCGTCTTTAGCCTACGTGGGGGCATTTCTGTCAGCCTATAGCCTTGTTCCCACCCGAGTTTTATACCAACGCACTTTTTGAAACTACCGGGGAC